CCGACAGCGAGAAGTAGTCGGACTCGCTGTTGTAGCGGATGTCGCCGCTGCTGCCGGTCGCGCTCGGGCTGAGTAAGCCGTCGAAGCCGGTTGTGGACTGGCCGTTGCCGCCTGGGAACAGGGAGTTGTTGTTGACGATCTGCTGCTGCTGGGCTTGCTGTTGCGCCGCGCTGGCATCTGCCCCTGACGTCGCTGTCGTGGGGCCAGGTGCAGGGGGTGTGGGCCTGCCTCGATCAGGTGGCCGATTGTCAGGCGGGCGATTGTCAGGCGGCGCCGCGAACGCTGTGCCACAGACCAGAAACAGTACTACCAGAAACCTACTCATTGCGGAGACTCAACCAGGTGAAGCGGCTCGAACTCATCTTCCAACATCTTCGCCTCGGGCATCGCGCTGGCCATCATCGCCCAGTACAGGTCGCGATAAAAAGCTTCCCAGAAAGCGAACCAACACATCATTGGCGAGTGATCACAATGTTCCAGTCCATGGTCACAATGGTCCCGCCAACGTCAAAGTCGGTGGAGACCTTGTCGGGGCAGTTCGGGATCGTCAGTTGGGACAGGCCGACTCCGCTGACTTGCGAGAACGAGTCGAGCACGTAACGCTGGCCGTTGATGACGCCGATGATGTCGATGTCGAGCGTGGCCGTCCCGGTCTCGGCAGTGACGTCGAGATAGATGCGGGCGTCTGGGTGCTCAACCGGATACCTGGGGTTGTTGATCGTTTCAAGAACGGGGCCGCTACCTGTGCCCTCGGTTTCTTGCCGGGGCGGCTGTAGTTCTCTTTCTACATACATTCGTTTGCTCCTACAGCTTGATGAAGGTCATTTCTGTGTCGCCCGCCGGGTTGATCGGCGCAGCGGTGGGGTTGACGAACCGAACGGTCAGCTCGTTGTCGTCGGTCGCAATCGCAGTCGCGCAATAGCTGAGACCGTCATCTATGCCGCCCAGGTCAAACACCACCAGATACATCTCGCCGACCTTCACGCCCTTGAGACTGCCGAAGGCCACGTCGACCGTGGTGATCGTGGCAATCGAAGGGATGGCGACACCCGCCTGTTGCGCGTGTTCGGCATTGACTTTCAAGCCCATAGCGATCTCCTAAAAATACGCAGCGCGAGCGCGCCGGGGGTAGTTTCTTTCGTTGCGCCGAACCCGCAGTAACCTCGCGCTCGGGCGCTCACCGACGTTGGCCGTGAATCGATCAAGGGCCGCTGTGCCCAGCTCGGGGTTCTCAGTCTCCGCGTCGCGCTTCTGGTAGGCCTGATAGATCATGTGGTCCACCAGGTCGTAGTGATGGAACTCGTCGATCTCAGGGGTGTCCAGGTGGCGCCTGCTCCAACTCAGGTACTTGATCGGGAGCCGGTCAACCACCATGTGCAGGGTGCCAGCGACTTCGGGGGCGCGGTACAGGGTGATCACTCGATGGTCCGCGTCCTCGATGTAGAACTCGACCACTCCCTCGCTGGGTGTCTCCAGCTCCCACTTGGGCACGTACTGATCCATCCAGCCCACCGTCCGCTTGCGCACGATGAACTCATCGCCGGTCGTGGTTTCCACGAACTTCATGCGGCGGATCGAGAGGATCTTCTGGCTGTAGGAGTACTGGTTGGTCGAGGCGACCACCGCGATCTGGGTGATCGCCGACTCGGTGTCCTGGTCTAGGATCGGGTTGCGGAAGCAGTACTCGTCAATCGCTCGGTTGGCGTAGCGCACGGCTTCCTGGTTCTTCCACAGCAGGCCGTTGTCATCGTTCTTCCAGTTGACGTCGGTGACGGTGTCACCGGGTAGGTCGTCGACCTCCTGCCGGAAAACGGTGACCAGCTCCTCCAACGTCAGCGGAGGAGAGATGTCTTGCGCACTTGCCATTGACCGTCATCCCCTCTACTCAGAGCTTTCGTCAGATTCCTCTTCGGCGGCTTCGGACCTTGCGGTGAACTCCTCTTCGATTGACTGGAGCAGCGTCGTCCGAGCAGCGCCTGCGCGCTCCATCAGTTGCAGCTTCTCCAGCGCGGCATCTGACAGTGCGGCCAGCTCGTCGCGCGCATCCGTCACGTTCATGCCGACGATCGTTTCGCACATGTCCAGTTCCAGATCGAAGTCCGCTTCCTCGGTCTCGTTGAACACATCGGTTTTCGGCTCTGGCTCATCGACCTCGACCGGCTCGACGCTTGGTTCCTCGACCGCTTCCATCTCGTCGCCGAACATCGTGAACTCGCGGATGGTCAACAGCCGCTTGATGTGCGCGGGGTTCTCCACCTCACAGACGTGAGAGGAGCCGTGCTCTTCGTCGGGCGCGAACACGTAGACCGTCTTGTCAGGAAACGGAACCCTTGTGCCAATCTTGCCGGTCGTTTGATGAACCCGTCTGATGTGCAGCTCGATCAACATAATCTGTTCCCCAGATCAATTAAAAAAACGGGGGCACGCGGCCCCCGGTAATCCACAAACCACTCCATTCGAGCAGGGGTGGGTTGATAGTTTAGTCGTTGTTGCCGAGGAACTGGTCTCCGATTGCAGGCTTCGATGTCAGCGTAAGGCCGATCGCGCCGACGAGGCCGGTGCCCGATACTGTCTCCATCGTGACGACAACAAATCGATCGTAATTCCGTGGAGTAAGGCGCGCCGCTGCGAACGACATCACGTTCTGCCGGTTGGCCGCTGTCTGCACATCGATCGCGGTCGCAAACAACAACAGGGAGGTTGAGTCGTCGGCGTCGCCGTTGTTATCGAGTTGGATCGTGTCTTCCAACCCGATATCGACCGCACCAGACGTGCCGGAATCGAGGTCGTCGTTGTCCAGCACCAGATCGATCGGTACATGCCCTGCGGGCAGCTTTACAACTCGGACCTGGATCGTGGCGTCTTCCGTTTGAGCACCGATCAAATCGTACTCACCTCGCTGAACAGTAACCTGTCCAGCTTGCGCAGAGGCGACGGCGGGACCAGCGTCGGACCCCATCACGCTTTGTACAGTTGGCATCTTAAATTCCTCTTAGGGTGATTTACTGGTTTAGCCGTCTAGCCGCTAGCCTGGGTCAGCCGAGTAGGTGTCGAGTGCGATCACGCCGAAATCTTTGGCCGTGCCGTCAATCGTGAACCTGGTTTTCTTCAGCCCGAAGATCGAACTGGTGGAAATCACGAGCTGATTTCCATTGTCCCGAGTCTCTTCATGCCACCCAAATCGCAAGCCGGTTCCTGGTGATCCGAAGGCCAAAACTGCCGCTTGCTGGCCAAGGAACAGCGCCCGAGCTGCAGGCTCCGCGCCACCGGCACCAGCGTCCGTGAAGCGGATTACACCTTTGTGCTTGTGCAAAACTGCCCCATTGTGCATTCCCAAAGATCCCTTAAAGATCAATGAGTTACGGCCCTCTGCGCCCGCTGCGGCCTTCTGGATTTCCAGCCAGTTGGCGGCGCCAGTCCCGGTGCGCAGATCGTATGCCTGCCACGGTGACATCAGTAAAACGTGGTGCTCCTCGCCGTCGATCATGATCGGCTGGATCTGCGGTGTCCCTTGCGTGCCGCCACCCATCATCTCGGCCTTGGTCACGGCCCGGTCGATCTCGACCGTGGTCAACTGATCGTTGTCGGAGATGGTGTTGAAGGAGGTCGCGTCGCCAGCGTACATAACGTGCTCGGCGTCGGGCGTAGCGAACGCATTGTTCGCGAATCCGGTGTAGGTCGTCGGGAGTATGTACTCGGTGTTGGCACCGCGCGCTCCCGAGATGTAGATGAACAGAAGCTCATCGAAAATGCGGCCCCACCACTCGGCCTGTCTGGCCCGAGCGACTCGACGGAGGTCGTGGATGGTCCGCTTGCGCGTCATCCGGCCACCGCTGTTCACGCCGGATCTCATCTGGTCCACGAAAACTTGGTCGGTATAGAAGGTGAGATTTTCCTCCGTGCCCTCCTGAACATCATCCCCTTCGACAGGTTGTTGGCGAAGCTGCATGGAGAGGTCGAAAGTTATCTGTTCACCAGCATCTGATTCGAGCTGGGGTAGCATCTGGATGGGCATCCCGCTCTCGGGACCGGTGCCCATGAACTTCTTGCTCCAGTACCCGACTCGGGCGGTGTCGACGGCGAGAAAGGCGCTGAACCTTTTGACTGCCTTGGGATCATTCAGCCCAACAATCGTTTGGGACATGTTGACTTACCTCCAACTAAGGGTTGGCCAGTAAGTCACTCCTGCGACTCCGACTGGGGTATTAAACAGTCACGAGACCTGTTTCGCGAGGAGTGTAACACCATCAGGGGGTGTCACTTCAAGGCTCACATGTGGGGGTGCTTCGATCATCACCCTGCAGCTACGTCCGCGCTTGTACAGCAGGGTGATGACGACACGCTGGCTGACCATGTCGACAAGGTGCTCTGGGGACAGCTCCAGCAAGATCTCGGAGCCTACCTCGACGTCAGCGATCCAGCCCATTGATAAGCTCCTACAGCGCCCGTGTATCGAGGTATTTGTCCTTGTCGGACTGGGACATTTTGGCCAGCTCTTGCTCAAGTTCCATGCCTGTCATGTCGTCCAGCTTCGCGAACGGGTCTTGCTGTTCAGCGTTGGGTGCCGCCGCTGGCACGTCGGCCAGGGTCTTCGGTGGTGACTCCACGACAGCGGCGGCGTCGACAGCCTTACCGAGATCATCGGCTTTCGTCACGTCGGCGGCATCAGTAGCGGCGTCGGCGGCGCTCACCGGTCGTGGCTTGTTGAGATTGAAGGCTTCGTTGACGCCCTTGGCCGCTTCGCGCAGGAACCACCGGTACGAGTTGCCGACGTTCTCTTCGGCGCCGTACAGGTCTTCGAGTGCCCCGCGTAGCGCGCCGTAAATCACCGGGGACTTGAACTGGTCGTTCTCTTCGACGAAGCGCTCGACCTCCCACTCCCAGTGCTGCTGCTGGCTCATCTCGTTGTTGGCGTTGGTGAACTCAGCCTCACGTTGCAGCGCCCTGAGATCCGTCATCTCGCCCACCAGGTCGCGGTTCGCCTTGGCGTGCGCGGCGTAATCGATATCACCCTCTTCCAGCGACTTGTCGAGCGCTTCTATCGCCTCGGTGTTGGCGGTCACTCGCGCGTCGAGATCCTCGGGGATTTCGCGGGCGGCGAGCTGTGGCCGGAAGGAATCGGTTAGTAACTCGTGGCCTTCTGTCCCTTCTTCGGCGGCGGCGGCTGCGGCAGCTTCGTCCGCTTTTTTCTTGTCCCCGTCTTCGTCAACTGGCTTTCCGGCATCGTCTAGCTCCTTGGATTGGTCGGGACTGGCCCCGTCAGACTTGGATTCATCAGACGCCTGGGGAAGTACCTCTGAGTCGTCTTTTGCCTTCGCGGGACCAGCCCCGTCTGACTTGTCATCTGTTTTCGACTCAGTGTCTTTGTCGTCGGCCTTCGACTTGTCGTCGGCCTTCGACTTGTCGTCGACTTTTTTCGCCTCGGGCGCACCGATGGTCGTGCCAGAACCCTCTTTTTGATCATCGTCAGCGTCAGCGTCTTCTGCCAGCGCGGCCCGTTCCTCTTCGGACAGGTGTTGCTGGTCCATCTCTTCGGCTGTTATTGCCTTCGGCATAGTGTCACTCCTGCGACTCTAGGGCGGTGGGTGGGCGTGCTGGCGAGTCGAACGGGACTACCGTCTGGCTCGCATTCGGAGTAGCCGCTTCGGACTCCTCCTTGAAACTGGCAAACAATTCATCGATGGCAGCGGCCATGCCTGGATTGGCGGCAAGCTTTTCAGCGATCTCGCTGGCCTTGGCCATGGTCTCGGATTCTGCTCGCGCTGCGTCGGAATAGGTCTTGGCTGTGCGTGATTCCTTGGTGCCGATGTCGGCTTCGGTATCACGCTTCTCACGGTCGGAATCTTCGTTCTTGCTCTGTTGCCTGGCGGCTAGCTGCTCCTCGAAGTCCTCGGCGTCTGGATCGACCTGGCCGTTCAGCTCGCGGATGCGCCGAACCATCTCGTCGCGGTTCGGGATGCCATCGGCCATCTCTAGGACCAGATCAAGGAGCTGGAGCTGAACCTCGGGGTCAAGCTGCTGCATCAGGTTCAGCATGGACTCGAACATCGCAATGCGCAGGGTCTCGCGGAAGTCTGCGGTGTCGACCACGAAGTCAGACACCGTTCGGGTGATGTCGTTTTCGATCTCCAGCTCACCGGCTTCGTTGCGGCTCGGCGTGTTGATGCTGGTGAACTCGGACTTCCGGTCGTTGGTGATGCGGATCTGTTTCGGCTCGGAGTAGAACTGCTCGATCAGGCTGAGCTTCTTCTCACCGTGGGTCTGCATCGCGTAACGCATGTTGTCGAACAGGTCGGCGGTGACCACGGACCCCTGCGACTGGCGCAGGTTGATCGCGGTGCCAGAGATCGCGTTGGTGACCTCGCCACGGTTCTCCTCCGTGACGCCTGACGACTGCTCCAGAAACTGCTTGTCCTGCTCCATCAGCATGACGTGCTCTCGCGCCAGCGAGGTGTCGTTTATGATCTCCAGCTCGGTGCCGCGCAGCTTCTTGATGATTCCATCCGGCCTGGCGAGCTGCTCTTCAAACTCATCCCAGTCCTCGACGGCGTCTTCGTCAACGATCGCACGATTGGTCGACAGGATGAACAGCGCCTTGGATCGCCGCTTGTTCAGATCCTCCTGCGGATCTCTCATGTTGCGGATCACGCCGTAGGGCTGGTTGTCGCGGTCGCGCTTGAACGCCCAGATCGGGGTGAACGGGAACTTGTCGTGTCGGTACGGTGAGGGCATGTCCTGCAGCAGACCCTTGCCGCAGAAGATCGCAACGTGGACCTTCATCTTGAGCGCGTCGTAAACGGTCGCATGGCCGTTTTCGATGATGGACTTCAGCGGCCCCGGCAGCTCCCGGTCCTGGGCGACTTCTCGCCCGTTGATCCGCGCCAACTGGTTGGCCATGATCGGCGTGTCGGTGGGGCTGATTCGGGTGCGAACCAGGCGCACGCTCTGCGGCTGGCGATACCAACACTCGATCAGGCGCACGCGCTTGCGCCGCACGCCAATCGTGAACGAGTCCTCGAATATGTTGTGCGCGCCCTGCATGATCGTCGATGAGCCAGGGCTGTGCGTCGTGTGGTACAGGCCCGTGAACCCGAGGTCGTCATCCTCGCTCTGCCCGAACAGTTGGTGCGAGACCGACGCCTGGCTGATGATGTCAGCGCGGTCAGGGAACATTGTTATCGCAATATCCTCGTCCACCCACTTGGCGCGGAAGATGAACCGCGAATCAGAGTTGTCGTGCTCCCTGGCCAGCGGGTCGTTCCAGATATTGCGCCAGGACTCCCAACGATCAAACAAAGGCTCGTCGGTCGGGTCGGAGCGTATCCCTGTCTCCAACCACCCGACACCCACCTTGACCGCATCCTCGAAGGCCTTCGACCGGGCGTACGCCGCTTTGTTGACGTCGTCCGTGTACTTCATCAACTTGGTTTTGGTCTGGGCAGGCTTCGCGTCTTCCTTGCCGCGACCGTGGACCCTGTACTCGACGCGGGTGCGTCGTTCGGTGCCGAGTATCCAGCGGATGTGCTGCTGAACCTGGTTGAACACGAGCGGTGCCTGGCCGCGCTCTCTCAGCTCCTGGGCGTCATCGTCCTTCCACTGCAGGCCGTCGAAGAAGTCAGCGTCGATGGCTTGCTCGTAGCGGTTGTCAGACGCGGAGGTGCGCGCCTCGTTCCACCACTCCTTGAGCTGGTTTTCCTTTTCCTTGGCGGCTTCGGAGTCGAGCGGGTGCGGGGCCGGGGTGGATTGCGCTCGTTCGTTGGATCGTAGCTCGAACGGGACATGCTCACGTATGACGCCTATTTCCATTTCTCGTGGCACGCCGTCCTCCTACTGGTGATCAATCGGGTTGATGGTGTTCTCCAGCAAGCCCTCGACTGAAATCTTCTGGTTGCCGACGTACATGACGCCCTGGACCTCGGCGCCGTAGTGGCTGTCGGGCCGCTTGTAGGGTTTCATGTTGATCAGTTCTTCGAGGCAGCTAACGATGCCTTCGGCGAGTCTGAATCGGGTCATCATCGAAATGCCCAGGCCCAGCATTTCGCCCATCTTGTGGGTGGCCTCGACCATGTAGTCGGAGTGGTCGCCCGTGCCCGTGTCGACATACTTCCACGCCGAATCGAGGGTGATGACCCAGGCTCGTCTGCGGGCGTTGAGGAAGCGTTTGGCGCGAACGACCAGGGCAGGCTCTTCGTTCACGTACTGGAACAGGATGTCGAACTCGCCAAAGCTCTGGAGTCTGACGATAGTCTCGGCTTGCGTCATACGTTCACGCCATAAACTCGCTCCCTACTCGATGATTTTTGGTCTGTGGGTCATGGGCCATTTTTTATTCTTGAGCCTGGCCCTGGCAGGCGGACTGTATACAACGAAGTGAGGACAAGCAATTAAACGGTGCGCCAGCTCCGTTTTCGCTTCTGGCGCTTCGGCCCCTGCTGCGGCGCCCTGTAGCCGACCGCGAACTGTTCAAACGCCTTGGCGCCGTGGGATGACCAGTCGTGCAGCGGCTTGGACTTGAAGGTGCCCAGCTTCTCGTCCCACTCCTTGCGGTAGTGATCCAGGCACTTGACCAGCTCGGAGCAGTTGCGCTCATCGAACCAGCACGTCGGCAGCACCGAGCGCACTGCGTCGACACCGTCCATCTCGTCCTCGATCCGCCCGACTACGCGCATGGGCCGCAGCCCCAGCTTCATCAGGGTCTCGCGGCGGGTGACCCCGCTGGAGAGTTCGCGAACCTCGACGTCGTGGGGCAGGAAGTGCGTGCCGTAGACGTAGGGCTTGTCCTGCAGCTTTTTGACGTAGTGGGACAGCGCCTCGCCCTGGTTCGAGTAGTAGTCGATGAACCGGTGCTCGTGGCCGTACTGCTGCATGAAGATGATCACGGTGTCGTCGTTCATGCCGAGATCCCAGAAGGTCTGGACCGGCAGGCGCGGCTCGTAGGGAATGCGACAGATGTGCTTCTCGTTTCTGAGCCACACCATCTGCTGCTTGTAGTACGCGCCCTCAATCGAAGCGCGGAACGCTTCCTCGGGCGTGGAAGGGAACTCGCGCAGCATGTACTCGCCCTGCTCCATGCGCTTTTTCACGTACCACAGCCGCTGGCCCAGATCGATCTTCGTCTGGATCTCGATTTCGAGGGCCTCGAAATACTCGTCGTCGGCGCGGGTCATCCTGACGCTGGCTTCCATGTTTTCGGGCAGGCGGTAGGTCGGCTCCCGCCACCAGGGGAAGAAGTGGAAGCGCCAGTCGAGCACGGTGCGCTCCAGTCCCTCGCGCTCGTGGTTCCTGGCCTCTTCGCAGATGTCGAAGAAGTGACCGAAGCTGCCCTCGGCGGTGGACTCGACCGTGACCGACTGGCCTGCCTGCAGCGTGTTGAGCGCACCCGTTCGCACCTCTGCCGCTTTCTCTGGGTACTTCGCGCACAGCTTGCCGTACTCGGAAATGTGCAGGTAGTTCAGGGTGCCTGACCGCATGGACGTGCCCACGCGGATCGAGGAGTCGTTGGCGAACAGGTACTCGTTGGTGGTGTCTTGGCGCGGCGAGAGGTAGCGGCGGATTTGCTCCGGTAAGTGCTCGTAGGGGAATTTGACCTTGGTCTGAAATATGACCTTCGCGTCTTCGCGAGTGTGCGCGATGATGCCGCAGCGGGTGTTGTGGTAGAAGCAGGCGTTATCCAGAAGGAGGATGTCGATGAAGGTCGTCATCCCCAATTGTCTCGCCTTCAATATCACGTTCATGTACCAGAAGTTTTCCAGCAGCTCCAACTGCGCCCAGTTGGGCTGGAAGCGGACCTCTTGGCCCTCCTTGTCCTGTATCCAGTACAGGTTGCTGATGCGCCACAACTGGTCCGAGAACTGATCGCTCAGTTTCAATACTGTTGAGTCGGCCAATGGTGGACCCTCCGCGCTGTTCGGCAATAAGCGCCATCAGCTCTGCTACGCCGTTGGTGTCGATTGCGTCCTGTTTGAAAAAGCCCAGGATTCTTGCGAGCGAATCCAGCGCCCCCTTTTTGTCCACGAATCTGATCTTCGTGGTGTGACCGATCACCTGGCGTTCTTCGCCGCGACCCTCGTACTCGGTGAACACATCGATCTGCGAGATCGCCCTGCGCGCACGTTCCGGCATGTCGTTGAGGTTGAGCAGCGTGCCAAAGTCATCGACGAGATCAGCCGGGTCCACAAAGCCGATGTTGGCCAGCTCCTCGACTACCTTCGCCTGCTTGACGTCACGCCACTCGGCGAGCTTCTTGCGCCGCAACGTGAGGTAGGCCTGAACCTGTGGACGGCGGTGGGCGAGGCTCGCGTATTTGGTCGCCAGCTTTTTCGTCTTGTACTGGAACCCGGCAGCGATGTAACACGACACCATGCTCTGGTCGGGGTTCATCAGCAGGCCATCGGCGAACTTGCGCTCGCCATCGGTGAGGCCGAACTCATCCGTGCGCTGTTTCTTGCGGCGGCGCTGAACCTGCTTGGTGTTCGCCAGGCCACGGTCTGTGAACGTCACTCTGGCCCCTGTGGAATGAATGTCTCTGAGATTTCCAAAATTGTCCTCTGCTCCGACTTGTGCGGCACCTGGGTCTGAAAGCAGTACTTCAAACTCAGCACCCCAGGAGCGTCGTCAACGATGATGCCCAATGTGCGCAACCCGTCGATTATCGGTTTCAGGCCACCCACCAGGTTGTCTTCGTCCAACAGCCTGATGCTGCGCCGCTCGACGGCGAGGATAACCCGAGGCAGGGGTTCCGACAAATGCAGGCGTTGGGGTAGCCAGGCCTGCGACAGGAGAGCAAGCCAGCGCTTTTTTATGCGGCTGTACGCGCGCCAGTGCTTGTACGTCCACTCGTTCGCTGACGGCGACGGGACTCCGATGGTGATCTTGATGGTGCGGGACGGCTCTTCCCCAGAAAACTCCGCGACCGGCTCGATGCCAACTTTCTGGCGAGGTCGTCGACGCCTTGCTGAAGTTTTTGCTCTAGCCGCTTTGCCGCGCGCACCAGGGCTTGTCGTCGTCGTTCGCATCCAGAACAGGCCACCTAAGTGAAACTGAATCTGCTACGGGCGCGTTTTCGGATTCCGCCGACGTCCTTGAGTGTCTCGCCGCGCTGGAACTGGGTCTGGAATTTGGCGCGCGTCGGATCGGCGTTCGCCTGCCGCTGCGCGCTTGCGCTACCAATCGTGCTGCCCACCGCGTTGAATCGATT